TTCCTAAAAGCAAAGTAAAACTTGTAGTAGCTAAAATTAGAGATGTAACCTTTTTAAACCTTTTAAACGTGGCACAAGATTGTCAAAGCTTTGGAATACTTGGGAAGCTTTTTAGAAGTTTTTGGAATATATGCGGAATCTGGCACAAGCTTTGCAAGGTTTTGTTGTTGGCACAATTATTGCAAGGCTTGTGAAGCTTGCCAAGCTTGTGAGGGCGGGGCAGGTGGTCAGGGGGTAGGGGGTGGGGAGTAATACAATTAAATACATTTTAAAAGCTTTTCAAGTTGTCTAGCCTTCACATACTGCGGCTCCCTTTTAAAGCTTTAAAGTACATATATTGAGATCTATATAATACATACTTACACCCTCGGCGGCTGTTACTATAGTATAGTGTCAGATTCTCAATCTGTCAAGTTTTTTATTATTTTTTTAAAAAAGACTTGACAAAACCTCAATACAACACTATACTGTCTTGTTATGAATGCTTATTTACCTCAAACAACCAAAGAACGAGAGCTAACAGAAAAGCAACAGAAGTTCTTGGACTGTCTAATCCAAACAGGAGGTGATCCAAAATACGCAGCGGAGTTAGCGGGTTATGCCGAAGGTAGCTATTCTCAAGTAGTTAAATCACTTAAAAATGAAATAATAGAACTGGCCTCTCATATACTTGCTCAATCTGCACCCAAGGCAGCTATGAAGCTTGTACAGGTATTAGATTCAGATGATCCTATGCCTCAAGCTAACGTAAAGTTACAAGCTGCTCAAACGATATTGGATCGCACTGGTTTAGGGAAGCAAGATAGACTAGAGGTTAATGTTGAGTCAGAGGGTGGCGCTTTATTCATACTTCCTGCTAAGACTGTTGTAGAAGGTGAGTATGAAGTTACCCAAGACTAAGCCACGTACACAGGGTGTTGCTCCATTTGCATACGATGCAGATCCAGAGAGTAAGCTATTTGTACGCAATGATAAAGTCTACAAAGTACTCAAAGAGGTTGTAGAAGGTATTGTTGATGGTAAGTATAAATCTATCCGTGAAGGTAGATTGTTTATAGAGTCTAAGGGCTACAAGGTATCGGTACAAACTCTCTCTAACCATGTAAAGCAGGAAAGAGAGGATAGAGGACAATCTCCTAAGTACCGTTACAGTAAGAAAGAAAAGGCTAAGATGGCTGCTAGAAGGTCTGTAAAGGACAAGCAGCGCCGTATAGAAGCCCTTGACAAGAAGTTGAAGTCTGCTAAGGCTACACTAAACCAGCAGACAAAGGTACAATCTAAGTTAGATGAGGCTTTAGATGCCTCTACAACTGAAGGAAAGATTTTAACAGAAGATGAACTTGATCTGTTGGCTCCTAGTACAAAGGAGATAGTAGATGAAAAGATTATCTTTAAACCTAATGATGGGCCGCAGACAGACTTCTAGCGGCTCCAGAGACGGACGTATTGTATGGTGGCGCAGCAGGGGGTGGTAAGTCCTATGCTATGCTCGTAGATCCCCTCAGATTCGCTCACAGGGCTGCTCACAGGGCGTTGATATTAAGACGCTCCATGCCTGAACTGAGGGAGCTTATAGATAAGTCTAGGGAGTTATACCCAAAGGCTTTTCCGGGATGTAAGTTCAGAGAAGTTGAAAAGATCTGGACATTCCCTAGTGGTGCTAAACTAGAGTTTGGCTTCCTTGAAAGAGATGCAGATGTGTACCGCTATCAGGGACAAGCTTATAGTTGGATTGGTTTCGATGAGATTACTCATCTATCAACAGAGTTTTCTTGGAACTACCTAGCATCAAGACTACGTACTACAGACCCTGAGATTACGCCGTACATGCGTTGTACAGCTAACCCCGGTGGTGCTGGTGCAACATGGGTAAAGAAGCGTTATGTGAACCCATCAGAGCCTAATGAGAGCTTTACAGGCCATGATGGTTTGACACGACGTTTCATACCAGCCCGCTTAGAAGATAACCCATACCTGTCTACAGATGGTAGGTATGAGCAGATGCTTAAAGCTCTACCAGCGGTACAGCGTAAGCAGCTTCTAGAAGGTAACTGGGATGTTACAGAAGGTGCTGCCTTTACAGAGTTTGATGTAATGGAGCATGTTATAACACCATTTGAAATCCCAGTAGGCTGGGAAAGGGTGAAAGGAATTGACTACGGATACGCTTCAGAATCTGCTTGTGTTTGGGGCACTGTTGATCCCTCTGACGGTACACTTATTATATATAGGGAACTTTATCGGAAAGGACTGACAGGTGTTGATTTGGCTCAGATGATTACAAACATGGAGCTAATAGACCCCTACTCTGTGCCGGGAGTGTTAGACACAGCGGCATGGAATAGAACAGGTACTACAGGCCCTACAGTTGGAGAGACACTTCAACGAGCAGGGCATAAATTACGTAGAGCAGATAAAAACAGAATACAAGGTAAGATACAAATCCACGAATACTTGAGAGTGCAACCAAGTGGCAGACCTAAGATACAGATATTTAATAGCTGTCCCAACTTGATACGTGAACTCCAAAGTCTTCCTCTGGATAAATCTAACCCAGAAGATGTTAATACAAATGCACCTGACCACGCTTATGATGCGTTACGCTACTTAATTATGTCAAGACCTAAAGTCAATGACATCTTTAGTCAGTTTAGAAACATGAGAATGGAACAGGCATATACACCCGTTGATTCGGAGTTTGGATACTAATGGCAGAAAATACTTTAACAGCGAACGGGATTTACTTCGGAGACGTTGAAGGCGAAGATGGCCTTGAACTAACCCTAGAAGAAAATCTACGCAATAACCTAGTGGGTCTAATTACTGATCGCTATGTTTCTGCTAAGTCCTCACGCGATCTAGATGAGCAGCGTTGGCTTACAGCGTATCATAACTATCGTGGTTTATACGGCAAGAATGTACGCTTTAGAGAGTCTGAGAAGTCTCGAATCTTTGTAAAGGTTACTAAGACTAAAGTACTTGCAGCCTTTGGACAACTTGTAGATGTTGTGTTTGGTGCTAATAAGTTTCCTATCGGTATTAGTGAAACTAAGATGCCTGAAGGTATTTCTCAGTATGGGCATGTAGATGCTTCTGCTGCACCGGGAATTGAAACTTCTCAAGGACAAGCTCCTGAAGAAGAACAAGAGATTACAGATAATCCTTTTGATGTAGGCTTTGAAGGTGACGGACGGGTGTTAAAACCCGGAGCTACATATGCTACAGGAAAGTTTGAAGATATAAAACTTGACAAGAAAGCAGAAGAAAAAGGTATGTTGAAGGAAGGGCCTTCACCAGACCCACAAGTACTCGAACTAAGTCCTGCACAAAAAGCTGCAAGACGTATGGAAAAACTTATACACGATCAGATAGAGGAGTCTAACGGCGCTAGTGAGATCAGGAACGCATTATTTGAATCAGCTTTATTCGGCACCGGAATCGTTAAAGGGCCGTTCAATTTTAACAAGACCCTCCACCGATGGGATGAAGGAGAGGACGGTGATAGAGTTTACTCTCCTGTTGATGTTAGGGTGCCTCGCTTGGAGTTTGTCAGCATCTGGGACTTTTTCCCAGACCCCAACGCAACAAATGTTGACGAATCAGAGTATGTATTCCACCGCCATAGAATGAACCGTACTCAGCTTCGTAGTCTTGGTAAGATGCCTTACTTTGACAAAGAAGCTATACGTACATGCCTTCAAATGGGGCCTAACTACGTAGAAGAAGATTACGAGCACGAACTAAAAGATGATAATCGTAATGATGAATACGGTGCATCTCAGTATGAAGTATTAGAGTACTGGGGTGTTATGGATGCAGAGTACTGCCGTCAGGTAGGTATGGAGATTCCTGATGAAGTAGATGACCTAGATGAAGTACAGATCAACGCTTGGGTCTGTAATGGTCAAATGCTTCGCAGTGTTGTAAATCCTTTTACACCTTTCCGTATTCCTTACCATGCGTTTAGTTACGAAAAGAACCCCTACAGCTTTTTTGGTATTGGGGTAGCAGAGAACATGGATGACTCTCAGAAGATTATGAATGGTCATGCACGTATGGCTATTGATAATCTAGCTCTATCAGGCTCTGTAATCTTTGATGTAGATGAAACTGCCCTTGTAGGTGGTCAAAGCATGGAGATTTATCCGGGTAAAGTATTTAGGCGACAAGCAGGTGTACCCGGACAAGCTATTAATGGTTTGAAGTTTCCTAACACTACTGTAGAAAACATGCAGATGTTTGACAAGTTTCGACAGCTTGCGGACGAACAGACAGGTATTCCTTCTTACAGTCACGGTCAAACAGGCGTACAAAGCATGACACGTACCGCATCAGGTATGTCTATGTTGCTTGGTGCAGCCTCATTGAACATTAAGACTGTTATTAAGAATCTTGATGACTTCCTGTTGAAGCCTATGGGTGAAGCATACTTCCAATGGAACATGCAGTTTTCAGACTATAAGCTTGGCATTGACGGTGACTTAGAAGTTAAGGCTACAGGCACGAATAGTTTGATGCAAAAGGAAGTACGCTCTCAAAGGCTTACAATGTTCCTTCAGACCGCAGCTAACCCTGCTGTAGCTCCGTTTATTAAGATGAACAAGCTTATTAGTGAACTGGCGTATAGCTTAGACCTAGACCCAGATGAACTGATGAATGACCCTGAAGAAGCTGCAATGATGGCTCAGATTATAGGAATGCAAAATAATGTTGGACAAAGCCCTAGCCCGGAAGCTGGCCCCGATGGTCAAGGACAAGCACCAATGGGAGGCCCTGAAGGAGTACCTCAACAACCTCAAGACCTTGGAGTTACAGGTACTGGTGGCGGCAACATCGGAACTGGATCTGTTCCGCAGTCAGGGGAAGCTGAGTTCTCTGGCTAGACTAGAAACTTTACCTGAGCAAGTAGACGAAGCACTTAATAGGAAAGATTATGAGTAAGAGTATGTTGAATTTAAAAGATACTGATGCAGCACTAGCTTCGGCTAAAGCTTCAGCAGAAAACAGTAGAAGGCAAGAACTACTACAGCAACAAAAAAATGCTCAAGCTTTAATGGATGCTGAAGTTCGTCAATTGCAACGTGAAAATAGAGGAATGTCTGAAGAACAAGCCAGAGAAATTATTTTTATGCAGATGCAAGAAGCTGCTGCTCGGCAAGAAAAACAACCGCTGGCAGAAGGCGGCTTACCAGATCTTACAGGCGATGGAAAGATTACTCAGGCAGATGTCTTGAAAGGACGTGGAGTATTTAACGAAGGTGGCTCAATGATGATGCCCCCTGAAGGTATGCCAGTAGATACCTATCCTAACATACCAGAAGATGAAATGGATGAAGCACTGGCTTCGCAGCTTCCAGATGATGAGATGGAAGACGATTATATTAGTTACGTCATGGATGAATCCCTTGACGATGATGAACAAGATTACCTAGCAGGTGTATTACAAAATGATCCAAGACTATCAGATATTTTGGACAAAGTAATTACAGTTGCTAGTGAGTTTTCGGGTGCTGGAGAAGTCGAAGGCCCCGGAACTGGTGTATCAGATTCTATCCCCGCTCGTTTGAGTGATGGAGAGTTTGTATTTACCAGAAAAGCAACCGATCAGATTGGTGCGGATCAGCTTCAAACAATTATGGATGATGCTGAACGTGCTTATGATGGCGGTTATCAAATGAAGGCTATCGGCGGTTATATGCAAGAAGACCCTGAAGAGCAAGATTCACCCCTCAGTCAAACCGATGAGGAAATCAAGAAGCTCATGATGGGTGCAAATAAGATGCCTAGTCTTCAATAATTTTTACGGCTACCTTGGTAAGACAAGCCCCATAAACTCGACGGAGTTAATATGGCTACCTTGCAAGACACAAGCCCCGTGAAGGAGATTGAGAATGTCAGAAGTACAAGAAGAAGTTAGTAATCCATACAATGCTCGTAAGCCTTGGCACGAAGCTGATAAGCCCAGTGGAGGCAGTGCAGATGGATTATTTTTTGAGCCACCTCAGGCTACCCCCGAAGAGGCCCCTGAAGAAGAAGCTCAACCCCGAAAGAGGACTAACTATAAAAAGCGATACGATGATCTAAAGAAACATTATGATCAAAAACTTGGAGAGTTTAAACAAAAGGAACAAGAACTCCTTGCGATGGCTCAACAAGCACAACCCCGTTATGAACCGCCTAAGTCTGAAGAAGAGTTAGAAAGTTTTAAAGAGGAGTATCCTGATCTGTATAACACTGTTGAATCTGTAGCACATATGCAGAGTCAACGGCAGGTAGCAGAACTTGAAGCGCAACTACAGGCTATGCGGCAACGTGAGTCTGAAGTATTACGTAGAGAGGCTGAAACCACTTTGCAACAGCGCCATCCAGACTTTGAAGATATCAGAGGGGATGAGCAGTTTCATGCGTGGGCTAAAGAGCAACCTGAGCAGATTCAAGATTGGGTTTATAATAACCCTGATAATGTTGCTTTAGCTTCAAAAGCTATTGATCTTTACAAATTGGAAACTGGTGTTGCTCAAAAACAACAGCCCAGAAAGAAACCTCAAGGTTCGGCAGCAGATATGGTATCAACTAAAACAACTAACGTAGATGCTGGTCAACCTAAGATCTGGACTGAACGGGAAATCGCTGCTATGTCCCTAGATCAGTTTGATAAATATGAAGAAGATATTAAACAAGCAATGATGGAGGGCCGTGTAGTAGCATAATTAATTGTGTTATTAGGAGAATATTAACATGGCTTATAATGTAAGTGACCAATTCTTTGAACCGTCTACAGATACCAATGCTAACTTTGGTAACTCTGTATCAGGACAAACTAACTCGTTTTTCCTACCTAAAGTTTATTCCAAGCAGGTACTAAACTTTTTCCGTAAGGCTTCTGTGATTGAAGGTATTACGAACACTGACTATGCGGGTGAAATCGCAGCATTCGGTGATAGTGTACGAATCATCAAAGAGCCTGAAATTACTGTTTATCAGTATGAGCGTGGTCAAGATGTGACCGCTACGAAGTTGACTGACCAAGAAGTAACTCTGGTTGTTGACACGGCTAACGCATTTAAGTTTATCGTAGATGACATTGAAACTAACATGTCTCACGTTAACTTCCGTGACGTTGCTACGTCTTCAGCAGCATACTCTTTGCGTGATGCTTTTGACCAAGGTGTACTGGCTTCTATGTTCTCTGGTGTATCTAGCTCTAGCCCTGACCATGTACTTGGTACGGACAATGCTACTGATCTAGCTGAAGGTACTTTTGATGGTACTGGTAACCTAGACCTTGGTTTTGGTACTAACGAGCATGATCCTCTGGATATTATGGCACGTATGGCACGTTTGCTAGACGAGCAGAACATCCCAGAAGAAGGCCGTTGGTTCGTAGCTTCACCACAGTTCTACGAAGTACTGTCTCAGTCTAGCTCTAAGCTGTTGAACGTAGACTTCAACGCTGGTCAAGGCTCCATCCGTAATGGTTTGGTAAGCTCTGGCAAGCTGCGTGGTTTTGATATGTACAAGTCAAACAACATTCCTGCGGTATCTAATGCTGCTGGTCAATGTCTGGCTGGTCACATGTCTTCTACGGCTACTGCTCAGACGATCACCAGCACTGAGGTCATCCGTGACCCAGATAGCTTCGGTGACATTGTACGTGGTCTACACGTTTACGGTGCTAAGGTACTGCGTCCAGAAGCTCTGGTCTCAGCCTTCTACGGTATCGACTAGACCTTTTTAGGTGGGGGCTGCTTCGGTGGCCCCTTTCCTTTTTTATTGGAGATTATAATGCCTCAACTTGGATCTGATGCGAAGCCTTTAATGATGAGACAAACTATTGCTGGGAAAGGCAGTAGAATCCGCAAAGGAACTAATTACGCACGTTACAAAGATAACTTTGATAAAATTTTTAATAAAGACTCTGACCCTGAATGCGCTACAGAGTTTGAGGGTGCTAGAGCAATTAGTAAAACTTTTTCAATGGAGCAAGACTAATGAGTCTAGGCAAATTGGTTAAAAAATTAAAAGCTAAAATGTCAGCGCAGCAAAATTATGGTGGAGTTCAGCAACTCCCTACATTTCCTATTGGTTATGACGAAAGAATACAATATTCTGAAGGAGGTCAAAGTATGTATGCTAAAAAGAAAATGATGGGTGGAGGTTCTACAAAACGTAGTGCTTACAATAAAGGAGGCTATAATTCCGTACAAGAGATGGAAAAAATGTGCGGTAGTAAAACAGTAACGCAGAAAGTAAAATGAAAGTAGCTGCTCCTAAAGGTTACCACTGGATGAAGTCTGGAAAGACTTTTAAGCTTATGAAAGATCCTAAAGACGGTTATAAGCCCCATAAGGGTGCAAGTAAATCAGCAACCTTTGAGGTTCAAAAGGCGCATAAATAATGGCAACATATCTAGATTTAGCAAATGAACTCCTACGGGAGATGAATGAGGTAGAGCTTACAAGTTCTAGCTTTGCTTCTGCTGTGGGTATTCAACAACACGTTAAAGACTCTATTAATAGGGCTTATCTAGATATTGTTAATGAAGAACCTCAGTGGCCTTTTCTTGCTGCTAACTTAAGCGGTGAAACAGATCCTATGTACGGTAATGTGTATGTAGAAACTGTAGCAGGACAACGCTGGTACAACTTAAAACCTACTAGCTCTTCTTTAACCACTGACTATGGTTACATAGATTGGGATAACTTTTACTTAACTACTGTAGGTGTATCTGGTGAAGCTGCTCCTTATACTGCGCGTAACTTACGTTTTACTACGACAGAAGCTTGGAAAGACTATAGACGTATTCCAGAAAACTTAGATGACGCAGATACTCAACAGTACGGCGTACCTGATCGTGTAATCAAAAGTCCTGATAACCGTAAGTTTGGTTTGAGTGCTATACCAGATAAAGTATATCGTATTTGGTTTTATGCTTACGTATTACCTACAGAACTTTCAGTTTTTGGCGATGAAACAGTATTCCCAAATACTTATAAGACTGTACTACTTAACAGGGCTAGATATTATATCTATCAGTTTAAAGAAAGCCCACAGTTCTCTGCATTTGCTCTTGAAGACTACAAGCGTGGCTTACGTTTGATGAAGCTTAACTTGATGAGTCCTAATCCCGGTGAGTTTAAAGATGACCGTATGAGGTTTGTATAATGTCTCAACCTTTTGGTTTATCCGCAAAGGGTGGTCTATACACCAGCCTTAACCAGCTTGAAATGCTGGGGCAGCCGGGTGTTGCTTCTAAGCTTACAAACTTTGAAGTAGATACTGATGGTGGCTATCGTCGTATTAACGGCTTTAGTATTTTTGGGGAGGATCAGCAGTACGTCCTAATGGTTCTGCTAAAGTACTAGGCATTAGAGGTTATGCCGATGGTGTAATAGTTTGTTCTGGTACTGGAATCTTTTTTAGTCAGGATGGTACATCTTGGATTTCTATATCTAAGCAAAGTGTACACAGTAGTGGAGATAACTACACAACCTTTACAGGCCGCACAGACTTAGCACGTACTGATCAGAAACAAACCAGTTTTTCATTCTTTGAAGGTTTGTCAGACTACGGTGAAATTCTTATATGCGATGGAGTTAACAAGCCTTACTTTTTTAGAATGGAAGGCACTGGTGCTTTAACTACCCGTACTTTCTTTGCTGATGAAATTACTGTAGATGGTACAGTTGCTCCAGCAACAGGAACTATTCATGACAAACACTTTGTAGTTGCCGGTGCAGGTGCTGCATCTAATACAATTTACTACAGCCATACGAATGATCCTGATAACTTTACAGGAACTGGAGCAGGCTCTATTGTACTTGAAGACCAAGTAGTAGGCTTGGCTAGTTTCCGTAGTGATCTTATTATCTTTTGTAAGAATAGTATTTTTAAACTTCTTAACATTAATGATTCTAATAATATTGTAGTACAACCAGTTACAAAAAACGTAGGTTGTATGGATGCCCAGAGTATTCAAGAAATTGCAGGTGACTTGTTATTCTTGAGTCCTGACGGTCTTAGAACCGTTGCAGGTACGGTACGGATTGGTGACGTTGAATTAGGAACTGTAAGTAGACCTATTCAGCCTACAATTAAAAGTATTGCGGCTAACATTGATAACTTAGATATTACAAGTGCTGTACTTAGAAGTAAATCACAATATAGATTATTTTATAATACAGACGGTACAGCTAATGCTGCTTCTAAAGGCATTATAGCTACATTAACAAATGAAGGTTTTCAGTACTCAGAGACTCAAGGAATTAAAGCAACTGCCTTGACTTCAGATTTAGATGTTAATGGTATTGAACAAACGTGGCATGGGGATACTGACGGTTACATTTATAATCATGACAGTGGTAACTCTTTTGACTATGGTGGTACTGCTTCAAATGTAACAGCAGCTTATCAAACACCTAACTTAGACTTTGGTGATGTAGGTACTAAAAAGACTATGCGTTATGTACGCATTTCTATGAGTCCTGAAGGGTCAGTACAGCCTACATTGCGTGTGCGTTATGACTATGAAGATCCTCTTATTGCACAACCTTTAGATTATGTATTAGATAGCATTCCTTTGCCTAGTATTTTTGGATCAGGTATATTCGGAGCCAATGTATTTGGAGCCTCTTCAGATCCTTTGATACGTCAAACCGTACAGGGCAGTGGACATACTGTAAGTTTTATTGTAACAAGTTCAGATCAACAATCGCCATATACAGTGAATGGTCTTTATATAGACTACACTCCATCAGGAAGGAGATAATAGATGGCTCAGAGCTATACCAGACAAAGTACATTCGCTGATGGAGATACTATCTCAGCATCGTTGTTTAATAACGAGTACAACCAATTAGTAAACTCTTTTGCTTACTCATCTACCTAGTGCAGTAAACACAGGCCATAGACACGATGGTTCTGCTGGACAAGGTGGTAATATTTTTAAAATTGGTGATCTTGATTTTCTTAACAAGATCGAAGTAGATGGAACTAACAACCGTCTAGGTTTTTATGTAGAAGTTTCTAGTGCTGCTGTAGAGCAGATCCGTATTCAAGATGGTGCTATTGTACCTGTTACGGATAATGATATAGATCTAGGTACATCTTCTTTAGAGTTTAAAGATTTATTCTTAGACGGCACAGCCCACGTAGATACTTTAGATGTAGACGCAAACGCTACCGTTGCAGGTACTCTAGGCGTTACAGGCGTTACAACTCTTTCAGATAACTTGAGTGTCGGTGGTAACCTTACAGTAACAGGCAATGCAACTATTGCAGGTAACCTAACCTTTGGTGATGCTGCTACAGATACAGTAGCCTTTAGTGCTGATGTAGCCTCTAACTTACTTCCTAGTGCTGATAATACTTATGACTTAGGTGCTTCAGGATCTGAGTGGAAAGACTTGTATATTGATGGCACTGCTAATATTGACAGCCTTGTAGCTGACACAGCAGACATTAACGGCGGTACTATTGATGCTGCTGATATTACTGTAGGGGCTGGAAAGACTCTAAATGTTTCAGCAGGTACTCTTACGCTTGCAGACAACCAGATCTCCGGGGATAAAGTAGAAGGCGGCACAATTGCTGCTACTACTATTACAGACCTGACCTTTGGAAGCCTCAATGATGGTTCAATCACTGTAACAGCTTTTGCTGATGAAGATGACATGTCTTCTGATAGTGCTACGCTTGTACCTACTCAACAGTCTGTTAAGGCTTATGTAGACGCTCAAGTAACTGCACAGGATTTAGATGTTACCACAGACAGCGGTACGATTGCAATTGATCTTGATTCAGAGAATCTTACAGTTACTGGTGGCACAGGTATTGACTCTAGTGCTACAGGTAATGCTGTAACTCTTGCTATTGATTCTACTGTAGCTACTCTGACAGGTTCTCAGACGCTCACTAACAAGACTTTAACTGCCCCTGTGGTATCGGGTAACCTTACTACTGATGGCCTCTTAGACGGGCGTGACGTGGCTACAGACGGCTCTAAGCTGGATGGTATTGAGGCTAGTGCAGATGTTACGGATACTACGAATGTAACAGCCGCTGGCGCTTTGATGGATTCTGAAGTAACTAATCTTGCTCAAGTAAAAGCATTTGATTCTTCAGACTACGCTACAGCCGCACAAGGTACTACAGCAGATGCTGCTCTACCTAGAACTGGTGGAGCCATGACAGGTGCTATTACAACTAATAGTACTTTTGATGGACGTGACGTAGCTACCGATGGTGCTAAACTAGACGGTATCGAAGCCAGTGCAGACGTGACTGATACAGCTAATGTGACTGCTGCTGGTGCTTTGATGGACAGTGAGCTTACTGCAATTGCTTCTGTTAAAGCTTTAAATCAGGGTGTAGCTACTACAGATAGTCCTGCATTTACTAACTTAACTTTAAATGGTACAGGATCTGTTAAGGTTCCTGCTGGTACAACGGCTCAGAGAGACGGTAGCCCTGCTGCTGGTATGTTTAGATACAATAGCAGCCTTGCACAGTTTGAAGGGCTATACAGACGCTTGGGGTTCTATTGGTGGTGGTGGTGGTACTAATACCTTCACTACTGATAGCTTTACTGGTAACGGCTCTACTACTGCATATGCTTTAAGCCAGACAGTATCTTCTGAAGATAACCTTCTTGTATTTATTGAAGGTGTATTTCAGCAACAAGATGCTTACAGTATTGCTACAGCAGGTGGTACAACTACACTGACCTTTAGCTCTGCTCCAGCTAATGGCAACAGTATTCTTATTTATTCTGTAGCTGCTGGTGTATCAGGTTCTAACTTGAACATTGATAGTATGACAGGCGATGGAAGTGATACTACTTTAACGCTTTCTATAAACCCTGTCAATGAAAATAATACACAAGTATTTATTGACGGTGTATATCAGAGCAAGTCTAACTATAGCATTTCTGGAACTACTCTGACGTTCTCTACGGCTCCACCTAACGGTAGTGCTGTAGAGGTTATGACAATGACTCAGACGGATATTAATGTCCCTGTTGATGGGACGATAACGTCTGCCAAGATTGCTTCTGGAGATTTCTACTTTGACACGAACACGTTGTACATAGATGCAACGAATAACCGGGTGGGTATTGGTACTAGTTCGCCTACAAGAGCTTTATCAGTCTTTGGCGACACTGCTGGCGTTATTTCTATCACATCAAATTCTACTGACGGTATTTCGTCTTTATCCTTTGGTGATACAGCAGACGATAACGCAGGCAGAGTTAACTACCTGAACGCTTCAGATGCAATGTTATTTTATACAGCAGCTACAGAACGCATGCGCCTAGATCAAAATGGGACTCTTTTGCTTACAACGCCTTTTGGTGGCGCATACGGTTACTTGAATATCAAAGAGGCAGGTTCTGGAGACGTTCGTTTTGGTAAAAAGTCAGGAAACGACTATGACGCTATAGCAGGAACTTGGACAAACAACCACTTTAGTTTTTATACCAACAGCACAGAACGCATGCGTATTGACTCTAGCGGCAATCTTTTGGTGGGGACTTCGACAACCAACATAGCCACGGAAGGCACTGTCATTTACGGCTCTGGAAACGAAGGCGTTATGACGCTTTCAAGCACTAACATGACAGCCTTTTATGTTAATAGAAGTAATCAGGGTGAATTAGTTCAGTTTAGAAGCGCCAACACCACCGTAGGTAGTATTGCTACTTGGGACGGTGAGATTGCTATAGGAAGACTAAACTGTGCTTTGTTATTTGATGATGATGCTAATCGCATAAAGCCACACTCTGTTTCCTCAAATACAGTCAGAGATAACGCTTTAGATCTGGGAGGCCCAAGTGCTAGGTTTGATGACATCTACGCCACCAACGGCACCATCCAGACATCTGACCGCAACGAAAAGCAGGACATTGAAGCACTGTCTGATGCAGAGCAGCGTGTTGCTGTAGCAGCTAAAGGTCTTCTGCGTAAGTTCAGATGGATTAGCAGCGTAGAAGAAAACGGTGATGATGCACGTATTCACTTCGGGATCATTGCACAAGACCTACAGGACGCATTTACTGCTGAAGGCTTAGACGCTGGACGCTACGCAATGTTTATATCAAGCACATGGACTGATGAAGAAACTGGTGAAGAACGTACACGCTTGGGTGTGCGCTACTCAGAACTGCTCGCCTTCATCATCTCAGCAATCTAGGAGAACAACTAATGGCTTTAACAAAAGTTACAGGTGGCCTATTAGGTAACCTCCCCACAGGCACAAATAACGTAGCAGTAGGTGATACTGCACTGGATAGTATTGAGTCTGGTGCCCAAAACAACGTAGCCATTGGTAGTGCTGCGGGTACGGCGCTTACTACGGGTGACCACAACGTAGCAGTTGGATATGCCGCTGGAGACGCAATTACTACCGGCAGTCGCAATGTCGGAGTAGGCCAAAACGCGCTTGGCTCAGATACGTTAGGTAGTAGGTCTACAGCAGTAGGGCAAGGGGCGCTGGGCTCACAGAACTTCACTAGTTCCACCGATGCATACAACGTAGCAGTCGGTACGTTAGCAGGTAGTCTAGTCACCACGGGCGTTGAAAACACCCTCATAGGCGGTCTTTCAGGTGACGCTTTAACAACGGGCGAAAGGAATGTTGCGGTTGGTTATTTATCTTTGTCTAGTGATACATTGGGCAATAGAAGCGTTGCAATAGGCCGTCGAGCGTTAGAAAACCAAAACTTCACTTCGTCTACTTCTGCATACAACGTGGCTATAGGTTACGACGCTGGTAATGATATCACCACGGGAATACGAAATGTTTTAATCGGTGCCCTTGCTGGTGACGCTTTAACAGATACCGACAACAATGTTGCGATTGGTTACAGCGCATTGGGGTCAGATACGTTAGGTATCAATTCTATTGCGATTGGCTTTCAAGCCTTGCTCAATCAGAACTTTACTTCGGCTACTGATTCTCACAATGTTGCGATAGGAGTTAATTCTGGTAAAGAAATTACCACGGGAACCTCTAATACCTTAGTAGGTAACTTTTCAGGTGATGCTTTAACAGATGCAGATTACAACGTAGCAATAGGCTATTCGGCACTGACTACGGACACCCTTGGCAGCCGCTCTGTTGCTATCGGTTATGAAGCTTTAGAGAACCAAAACTTCACTTCGGCAACAACTACCTACAATGTGGCGATGGGTTACAACGCTGGCAAAAACGTCACCACGGGAGTCCGGAACACCGTCGTTGGCGGTCTTGCAGGATCAGGACTCACCACGGGGGATAACAACACTTTTGTCGGTTCTGATACAGCTCTTACGACTGTTACAGGCGATGTCAATACAGCCGTTGGATATGGAGCTTTACAAGTTTTAACGTCTGGTAGCTCCAACACTTGTGTAGGAGATCGCGCAGGCTTTCAATTAACATCTGGTACTAACAACCTTCTTTTGGGCCACGATGCAGGACGCACAGGAAGTCCCGGAGGAGCCACTGTAACTGGCGTTAACGGAATAGTCTTTGGCGATGAAAATATAGCGAGTGCTCACATTCAAGTATCTATTACCGTAGCGTCGGATCAACGGGATAAGACTGACTTCAATGAGCTAGACCTTGGTTTGGACTTTGTTAAAGCCTTAGAGCCTGTCACTTACTACTGGGACAAGCGTTCTAAATACGGTGATAAGTACGCTGAAGACTACGATCTTGACGCACAAACACCAGACGGTACGCACAAAGAAGACTGGCTGGACATTGGCTTTAAGGCGCAGTCTGTACAAGCTCTTGAAGAAGCGGCTGGTTACAAAGTTGCTGACAAGAAAAACCTCACTGTATCGCTTTCAGATGACGGCAAACAGTACGGACTCAAGTATGAAAAATTCATACCAATCCTTGTAAAAGCCATCCAAGAACTATCCGCAGAGAACGCTGCACTCACTGCTCGTATTGAAGCACTAGAAGCATAGGAGACATCATGTCTGAAGTAAGAACTGACGAAGAAAAAGCACAGATGTACCAAGCGATGCTAGGTGGCGCTAACGTCATCACCAGTGTGCTTGATGCTGACAATGAGTTTGGCAACGATCTGACCAATGAAGAAAAGCAAGAGCGTGTACTGCGTAGTGCTGGATACCTATCGGCTGGTACAGCTTTGGAAGATTGGGGCAGTGAAGACATGACTGCAATTAACGCTGCTATAAGCGCAGCAGACGCATATACACCCTAGGGAGAACACATAATGGCTTTAACACAAGTTCCAATAGAACTATCAAGTACTCCGGGGATCGTTGATAACTCCAATACTACTGCTATTACTATTGATAGTAGTGAAAATGTTTTGGTGGGGACTGATCAGACTCCTGCAACACTTATTACTACCAGCACCACGTCTCACGAAGGCGTAGGTATTGCTGATGGCTATTTGGCTATTGCTCGAAATCTAACAGGATCAGCAGGAAGTGGCGGTGTTGCATTCTTAAATCGTTTAGCTACTGACGGCCCTATTTTAGATCTTCGCAAAGACGGCACAACCAGTAGGCAGTATTGGTGTTGAGTCAGGTGATAATTTTATCATTGAAGCAAATGCAACAGACCATGCAGGTTTGCTTTTGTGGGGTTCTGGTGGATCTGGACGTGTTACTCCTAGACTTAATGGTTCAGAAGCTAACGGTACTGTTGATTTAGGCAGAAGTTCTGGAAGGTTCAAAGACCTCTACCTATCAGGCGGTGCATACCTTGGCGGCACAGCAGCAGCCAACAAGCTGGATTACTATGAAGAGACAGCGTGGACACCAACGCAGTCTGGAGTAACTTTATCAGTAAGCGTAGCAAAAGCCGTCAGAATTGGTAATTTAGTAACGCTGGCCTGTCGCGTTGCTTTCCCTAGCAACTCAGACAGCACCCTAGTCGGTATAAGTGGACTACCGTTTACACGCGACACTAATTGGCAAAGTGCTGGTGCTGTGATGGCTACCTTTGCGGATCTACCCTCCGGCTACACACAGTTAAATTACTTTATAGGTGGTTCCACAATTCAACTTTATGCGGGCGGGGACGATCTTGGTTGGGATGCTCTTACAAATAGTGATATGTCAGGCGGCCAAATTATTTTGAATGTTACTTATCAAACAAACGCATAACCCTAGTGGACTCTAGGGTTGGACAGTCCATACAAGGAGATAAAATATGGCACTTTCAGAAACATCAGTAGAAGACAAGATTGAAGTAGTAGACTGCGGAGGATGGAAAGTCATCCAAGTCCGTACAGCTACGGTAATCAGCAGAGATGATGTAGAGATCAGTAGATCCTTTCATCGCCACGTTGTATCACCAGTAGACGATTGGTCAGGTGAAAGCACAGAGGTTCAAGCCATGTGCAATACCTTTCATACATCAGAAGCTATAGCAGCCTATGAAGCTGCACAGGCAGAAATAACCTAACTGGTACAGTTGACAACCTTCAAAAAATATGCTATAATCTTTTAAGGAGTTAAAGATGGATTTAATTACTATTATTAATACTGTTACAACAATTGTTACAGTGGCTTCTATTATTGCAGCTTCAACACCTACTCCTAAAGATGATGAGTGGATTGCAAAGCTTTATAAGTTTGTAGACTTATTAGCCATTAATATTGGTAAAGCAAAGAAGTAGGTGAAACTAGATATGGCAGTAAAAACTGAGATGGAGTTAGCTTTAGAAGCTTTAGAAAAGATTGCTCAACATGAAAAAGAATGTGGAGAGCGTTGGGGAGAAGCTACAGCAGAGCTAAAACAGTTAAGAGAGTTAGCTGCATCTCATGCTGCACGATGGGAAAGACTTGCATGGCTTGTTGTAGGCGTTGTGTTTGCTGGTGCCTCTTCTGTTATTGTTGCACACTTAGGTTAAATAATGAGTAAAAAAAGAGCCAGTAGAAATACCAAGAAGGTTTTAAAAGCTTTAAAACGCAAGCGTAAGATGGTTGGCGGCATAGAAACAGGTGATGTAGCTTCTTATTTAGCAGGCGGTGGAGACTTTGGGGCATTTGATAACTCTATGCCGGGACTAAACTTCAACCCTGCTATGACCTCAATACCTATGGCAATGGGTAATCCTTCTTTGGCTGTTAATGGTGTAGGCATGGCAGCAACTCCAAGGATTGAGGGTGTAAATACTGATTTAGGTAGTTTAGATTCTGTCATAGCTCTTGGGATACAGTCTGCGGCTGATGCAGCTTCAGTTGCTGATCCAGAGCCTAAAAGATCTGATTATTCTGGAGGCATTGGAGGCCAGAATGCGTGGAAAAACGCACACAATGCTTGGAAAGCTAGGCAGGGTGAAGCTTCTAGAGGAACGTCTTCTAGTCCTAAAATAGGTGATAGGAAGACAGAGAACGGTAAAAACTATATTTATTATGAAGGCATAGGTTGGGTATATCTACCAGATCCAGAGGCAGAGGAAAATTATACAATGACTGAAGATAAAAAAGAAAGAATTCAGGATACTGCTGAACGTACAGAGAAAATAGCCTCTGGAGATCCTGATGCATTACAGCCTCCTATGGCTGAGGTTAAAGAAACAGATTCTGCTATTGTAACGGCTGAGAGGGATATAGAAGAAATAAAAGACCGCGATCCTACCACGAAGCCTGCTGATATTGTATCACAAGATATTACCACCACTACTGGTACTGCTGGAGAGGCTAAAGTAGATGATGCAACATTAACAAAAGCTGCTACAACAGACACCTACAATGTTAAAAAGGTGGGAGATTTAGACCCCACAAAAGCTGCACAAGGCGTTGTAAGCGATGAAGCTGTTGCGGAGGCTGTAGGCCCTACACTTACTGAAAGGGCTGTAGCGGCTGAAAGAGATACTGCACAAGAGCAAGCAGCTTTAGCAAGAGAGCAAGACTTTGAAATTTCTGATGGTGCTTATGTAGATAAAGTAACAGGCAAGACTACTGATGTAGCTCCTACTCCTGAAGCAGAAAAGAATCAACGTGAAGCTATTATTGGAACGCCTGCAACGGCTGGACAAGCTGCTGAGATTATCGGCATTGTAGGCTACGAGCAGATTAAAAACCGTAGTTACAGTGGAAGAGAGGCAGCAGCCGGTGCTACAAACATGCTATCAGAACTGGGTAATTTACCTACTAATGTTAGTACATCTATTGTAGAAGACCCTGCAACTGTAGAGGCTCAGTTAGATGAACAGCCTGTAGAAGTACGTGCAGCAGTAGCGGCATTGCCTACAGAAGCTTTAGTATCTTCACAGATGGAAACTCTTCTAGCAGGCATGGAAGATGGTAAGACTCCTGCGTGGGCTAGGCCAGCCGTTGCAGCTATTGAGCAGAAACTAGCCGCTAGGGGCCTCTCAGCGTCCACTGTGGGCCGTGACGCACTGTTTAATGCAATCATACAGAGTGCTCTACCAATGGCTCAGAGCAACGCACAGGCCCTTCAGCAACGTGCTGCACAGAACCTGTCCAATGAGCAGCAAGCTAATCTTACACAGGCTACTCAAGACATGCAAAGGCGCATGGCTAACTTGGCTAATAGGCAGACAGCAGAGGGTCAAACTGCACAGTACGCACAACAGATGTCAGTATTGCAGAGTCAGTTCACACAACAAGGTGTTATGGCTGAGATGCAGGTTGCTAATGACTTCCTTGCTAGGAATGCAGGTTTTCAACAGCAGATGAATCTTGCTAACTTGTCAAATGATCAACAGATGCAGTTGGCTAATTTATCAGCCTTAAATCAAGCTTCGTCAGAAAACTTAACAGCAGAGCAACAAACAGATTTAGCTAATCTGAATACACGTATGCAGACTAATCTGTTACAAGCCAACTTAGCTCAACAAATGGGAATAGCTCAGTTAAATGTAGATCAACAAAGAGCAGTTCAAAATGCTGCAATGACTGCCCGTGTAGATCTTACAAAGTTTAATGCAGATCAACAAACTGCTCTAGCTAATAGTAAGTTCATGCAGTCTATGACTATGGCAGACTTTAGTGCTGAACAACAAGCAGCTATGCAGAATGCTACCATGATGGCTCAGATGGATCTTGCAGCGGCTGATCAACGTACAAAGCTTGCTATTACAAATGCACAAAGCTTTCTAGCAATGGATATGGCTAATCTTAGTAATAGACAGCAAGCTAACATACTTGATCAACAGTTAAAGCAGCAGCGTCTTCTCTCGGATCAGTCAGCTACTAATGCTGCAAGACAATTTAATGCAGCTTCAAAAAATCAAACAGATCAATTCATGGCTAGTCTTGCTTCTAACATGTCCCAGTTCAACACTAGTCAAGCAAATGCTATGGAGCAGTTTAACAAGTCAGAACTTAACAGAGCATCGGCATTAGAGGCTCAGAATAAACTAGAGGCTGATAAGGCTAATGCAGATATTGCATCTAAGATGAATACGTTTGATGCCGAACTACAGTTTAGAACTGATCAGTGGAACGCTGCTAATGCACAGGCTGTAGAGCAGTCAAATATTGAGTGGCGCAGAAAGTCTAATACAATTGATACAGCCGCTCAAAATGCAGCCAACCAGCAGAATGCAAGTTTTGCTTTTAATATGAGTTCAACGGCTCAAGCTCAGTTGTGGCAGGAGCTTAGAGATCAGGCTACGTTTGATTTTCAAGCTTCACAAGCCGATATAGACCGTAAGGTTAATGTTGTTAATGCTGCGTTAGGTAATGAAGCGTTAATGACAAACGATACTTTAAAGCTTGAGAAGGAAAAAATATTTAAATTACTTGACGAGATAAGTTAGGAGTAAGCATGGGATTTTTTAGTAAAGTCTGGAAGGGTGTAAAGAAGACCTTTAAAAAGATTGGAAGGGGTATTAAAAAAGCCTTTAAGTCTGTGGGTAAATTCATGGGCAAGATTGGTATCTTAGGTACTATTGCGCTTACAATCCTTACAGGAGGAATAGCAGGAGGCTTAGGAGGAATGTTTACCAAATTTGGTACTACTTTAGGAAAACTGGGTACTAGTATGGGTGGTGTTACAGGCAGTATTCTTAAAGGTGCTTCTTGGACTATCGGTAAAGCCGCACAATTCGGCAGTGCAATAAAGAATGGGTTTAGTACACTGACTAAGGGTGTTACTGAATTCTTTGGGCAGACGGGTAAGTGGTTGGCTAATAAAATACCCGGAGTAAATATTGAAGGGGCGTCTACTGACTTTCTAGGTAAAGACGGTGTTTGGGCCAGAACTTCTGAAGCAGTTGCAAAAGAATTTGAAACTTTTCAGGGTAGTGTAGGTGACTTGTTTACTAAGACTTCGCCTACTTTAGAAGCTGGTAAAGCTAAATACTTAGAGACAATGCAGTCTACTACGGGTTTAGATAAGAATCTGTTAGAACCTACTGACGGTTATGAATTTAGAGAATTGACTGACGAAGATATTTATAGATCTGGTACTGCTGACCTTAATGCTGATCCTACAAATATGCCTACTATTCCTAAAGAAGCGCCTGTTCCAGAAGCGGCTGCAGTAGAAGCTCCTAAGAGAAGTCTTCTTGATAAATATACAGATCCGCAAACATATATTGATGGTGCTGCAAAAATGGCTAGAGAAACTCCCGGTGCAGTAGTTACATCAGTAGGTACTCAGTTAGCTATGAACGCTATTATGGGTACTCCTGATTATGCTACTGCACCTAGTTTTGGAAGTTATGCACCACAGTTTGCATCGCAGGACTATGGCGCTGTTCAGCAGGGCCTTACGCCTATGGCAACCGATGGCTATCAAGATATGGTGTTTGCCTATGACGCACTGGGTCAACAAAGCGGTGCTTATGGTAATCTTTACAAACAGAGGTTAGGAGCGTTTGCATAATGGCTGAAGTACAGTATGACAATGATGAGATTGATCAAGTATACAGAGAAAAGGCAGGTCAACTAGCTCGTCCTGTTCCCGGTGAATCTCTGACAAATGATCCTGAAAACCCTATGCCTTTTGAAAGGGCACCAGAGTACACAGACCTTACAACGGCTCTTGAGTACTACTTTGCAACCTTTACAGAAGAAGGGACTTATGATCGCCTGCTAGAGACAATCGCAGGTGGTACGCCTATCATGGATATTGTGCAGCTTGTACTATATCAAGGGTTCCAAGAAGGTCTATTCAACCCTGATCTGATGATGATGCTTGCAGAGCCGTTGGCTTATATGCTGGCAGCTTTCTGTGAGCAAGAGAACATTGAGTTTGTTATTCAAGCTGATGATGAAGAAGATAGGCAAGAAGAAGAAGAGCAGAGCTTACCTATGATGAAGCAAGCTTTAGGACAGATAAAAGAACCAACGCCTGATGTAGTACCTGAACAAGTACAGTCACTACTGGCAGCTAGAGGAGAGCAATAATGGCTACACTCGGTGAAGGATACCGCGCACTAGGGGCAGGCATGTCAAGCCAGTACCAGAGAGACAGAGATGAAATGAAGAAGCTTATGAAGCTTCAGCAGCGTCAGCAGCTTATGACGGCTGCACTGGCTCCTATCGCACAGGGTGTGGGTCAATTTGCTACTGATCTTATTTCAGCGCCTTTTAAAGAGCCTGCAAAAAGGTTTATGACTACTGACTATGGGCAGCAAATTAAAAGAGCTAAAAAGATTAGAAGAGCGCAACAACTTGAATTAGCAACTGAAGCTAAACGTGTCTCTGAATCTGGATTGGATATGATGTCTCTTTATACACGAGAGGCTGGAGAAAACATAGATAGAGGTTATGCACAGCAGTTAGGTAAAGAAGAGTACGAAGCAAATAGAGAATTTTATGCTACTTCAAGAGAGGAGGCCGCAAGAAAAAACGCTGAAAAGCGTTACGAAGCTTATCAGAATGCCTCAAAGAGTTTAAGCCAAACGTACACAGATGAGGAGTATGCAGACGCTATTGCTAAGTATGGCTCTGAATCGCCTAATGCTGCGGTTTCTGCGTGGCGTGGAACTAAAAGACTTCTTGGTATAGGTAAAACAAATGAAGAGTTAAGAAGAGAAGCATTTGACAATATTGTAGACGCTATGGACTTAGGTGCTTTTGTAGATCCTAAAAACCCAAAACTTATTGAATTAAAAAGACAAGTTGAAACTGGGATGAGACCGTTTAATCCTCAACAAATTGCAGACCAAATTAGCGAAGATAATAAAAATAATCCTCTTTATCAAACAGCGGTAGCAGCTAAAGAGCAGGCTCTTAAAGATAATGCTTTTTACAGGGAGGAATTCGCTACAGAATACGCAGACCTTATATCACAGAGTGGTGGCAGCATTAGAAAAGCTCAAGCTGCTATGCGTGAACGAATAAGAAGCAACTCTGCTTTGGATGATCCTAGCGTGGATAAGAATCAGCAGGTATATGCAGCTATGTATATAGGTGACGCTACTATTTCTGGGGATGCTATTAGGCAGCTAGAAGAGGGATTTTACTCTATAGTAACTGGTAATCCTTACGATAGTCTTACCGATGCTGAAATAGATCAACATAAAGAGCAAGTAGATAAACAGGTTAAAGCTACAGTAACTAATGTTTATATTGAAGCTACAAGGGCAGCAGAGGCTCAACTTTATAAACTAAGTAAAGAAAATCGTACTGAGTTTGATGCTAAATTTGGGGACAGTTCTTTAGCTAAGATAAATAAAGAAGCTCTTATATTAAGAAACATGGACTATTTGATTGAGAATTCTTTGGAAAAAGCTCCTATAACAGTTGATACAAAACTTAGCTTTGAAAAAGAAATTTCTGTAGCCACAGGGAGATTAATAAAAACTGGTATACCTGATGATTTTCTGCTTAGACAAGAGGATGCAGAACAAGCACAGGTGCTAAAAGAAGAGAAAGTTGACCCCCTTCCCGCCGGTTCGGGTGTTCTACTTACTCCTGAGATGTTACGTGAAAGAGAAGATAGAGAGGCTAAAAAAGCATCAACAACTGAAGCCGTTGGTGTTGATAGTGTGGCAGGTATACAGAAACTTGTAGACCAAGGATTAACCGAAAGGGCTTATTCCGTTGGTAGAGAAGCTATCAGGCTTGACATTAAAACAAGACAGTTTGAAACCGCTGAAGAAGCTGTAGAGCATGGGCTGGAAATGTCTGCAAGTTTAGGCCAGATGATAGGTATGCCTGATTTATCAACTGTAAATGGAAGAGCGGCTATAAAAGGCTCTGTATTTGCACAAGACGGAGACACTCAAGAGTTTTCTATTACAGGTAATTCTGACTCCTTACTGTCTGATTCTTCTGACGTTAGTTACACTTTGTCTTTAGATGGCGGTCAAGTTAATATTGATGTCAACCAAGTAGGGCGTGGTGTTGAAAGCAAGGCTAGAATTTATTCTAGAAATCCTCTTGCTTTAGAAGATATACCTAATGGTAATATAAAAAATCACTTGACCTATTTGAAAAAGACTTATCAAGAAAATATTAGTGAACTTGAGTCTATAGGTATAGACGATCCTTCTTCAAGAAGCTTGAGCGGCTTAGGCGGCAGGGCTAGAGAATTGAAGATGATAAACAATGAAATTTTAGGTGCCATTGATTTACCGGGAATAGGTGACAGAGGTGATGTCATATCTTTCTTGACAGCTACTCCCATAGAAAAACCTCAGCAAGCTGAATCTTTGCTTAGTGCACCTACTGAAGAAGCCCCAGCATCAGTAGACTTTGAAGCTCCTGATGCTTCTACAGTAGAGCAGGTGGCTGCTGAAGTTTCTAAGTTGTTTAATGATGGAAAGGCTGCTACAGCGTTGCTTAGAGAAACTGCCATACAAGAATCTAATATGGGCCAGACATCTGGTACGTATGATATGGTTAATGACCCTAAGTTCGGTAGAGGTAGTTTTGGGGTAGGTCAGGTAGATGAACGAAACTTTGAAGATACAATGTCTCGTCTTCGAGGAGATAAAGGTCAACCTAGAAATCTTGTTAAATATGTACAGCGTTTCAAAGATGAGCTAGGTATTGACTTGACTGAGGTTGAGTACGAAGATCTGGCTGATCCTAAATTAGGTTTAATATTTACAAGGCTTCACTACTTGAAGAACCCAGACCCTGTTCCAACTACAGTACAGGGACGCTCTAAGTATTGGAAGAAGTTTTATAACACCAGTGCAGGTGCTGGGACTCCTGACGAATATTTAAGTAATCAAGAATCTTATGCTGAAATATATGGGAATGATTAATGGCTGAACAAGATTATATTGCTAGCGTTTTGGCTGCCGCTTCAGAAGAAGATAGAGCGGCTTTCGGTAAGTCTGATTCTTCTCTATTTAGAGAGCTTCAATATGGCTTTGAAAAGTCTACTTTTATGGGTGCTGATGCTGCCAGACTGTTGGAGGCTTCAACTACTGATAGGACTATACAAGAAATAGAAGCTGAAAGACTAGGACGCATAGAATCTAAATTTGGTGACTTGTCTAAAGAGTCTAAAGATTCTTATGCGGCTCTTGCTGGAGAGCTTGTGGGTGAAATTATTGATCCTACCCTTCTTGCTTTAGGCCCCGCTGGTCTAGCTGCTAAAGGAACTAAGATAGGTAAAATAGGACAAAGAGTTTACTCTTCTGCCTACGGCGCAGGCTTATTTGGCTCTGATGCTGCCATAGACTTAGCTGCTAGGGGGCAAGATGTTACCGCTTCTGGGGTTGCTATAGGCGCTATAGTAGGAGGCGCTGGTGGCGCATTCGTTAAACCTCTTGTAAAAGGCGTGGATGACATTTCTATTGGCGCTAAGGCTGTCACAGCCCCTGCAATAACGGAAAGTGAAGAGAGGGTAGTTAAAGAAATACTTGCAGAGGTAGATGATGGTAATATTAACCTCATCGCTGCCTTAGAGGATGTGCCTAATATGGGCGCTAAAGTAGCAGCAGCTACTGCTACACGTCAAAGATACAGGGACGAATACGTTAAATTTAAATCTAAAAATCCTGATGCTTTATCTAAATCGGATCTAGATAATCTTAAACTAGAAAGAGACAAGGCGAAGCTGTTCACTCAAAGCTTACCCGAACAAATGCGTAGAAACGCTGAAATAATCTCAGACAGTTTGATAGAAACTACTGACAGATTAGCAAAGAACGGAATGCTCAATAAAAATACTATAGCTAGAGCAGTAACTCGCCCATTAATAGGAGCAGGCATAGGTTATGGTGCAGGTGTCACCAATCAGCTTATATCTGAAGATGACACTATATCTCCTTTTGCTTTCATGACAATAGGCTTATTAGGCGGTCAGTTATCCAAGAAGATACTCAAGACAGATTATTCTACAAATGTTAAAGAAGAAGGTTTGAGGTCTTTAGAAGAGCTACAAAAAAACATAATGAAAGCTCAAATAAACTTGCTGGCTTCTGGCACTACTGCTGCAAGACTAAACTCTTTGGGTGCGGATGTTTCTGCTTTTGGTAAAACTTTACTATCTCAACGTGGCGCAGATTTAAAAGGTGTTGCAACTGTATCTGTAGAAGAAGCAAAAGATATAGCGATTCAAGAACTTAATAATACATTCAGCATGCGGATGATGGATCTTGGTGCATTAGGAGATGACGCTAAGGCTTTAAGAGAAGCGGCTTGGAAATATAGTGAGAATTTTGCGGATGAAGGAGACTTGGCTATTCAAGGATTCAACAAAGCACAGATTTCTACTATTAAACAGATAAGTGAAGCTTCTAAGTCTATCGTAAATACTGTTTCATCTGAAGCAGATAGTGTGGGGATTAAATTTACAAGGCTAGAAGACTACGCTTTACCCCAGATGCACGATGCTAAAAAGATGGCTGACGCTCGTGATCTTGCTATTGAGGCATACACCGATGGCTTTGCCAAACAAAGGTTAGCTGATGCAAAAGCAGCTATGCTTCTAAAAAATCCTAAAGCAGACGTATCTACGCTGAAGATAAGTGAAAAGGATTTAGTAAGCGCGAGAGAAGCGGCTACTACCTATGTTGATGACAACATCAATCTAGGGTATTCAGGTACAAAACGTAATAAAACTTGGCAGTCAGAAGGTGCTCCAGATTTATCTGATTATAGGCTGAGACTTACTCCTCTAGCAAAGCATTTTGAAAAAGACAGAAAATTTACAGATTTTGAAGCTCGTAAAGCGATACAAGATTTCTTAGTTCAAGATGTTTCTGAAATTATTCCAAACTATGTTAATACTTCAATGCCGAATATTGAGTTTGCAAGGGCCTTTGGTGCTAGAGGAGATGCAATTTTTCAACTCAAGAGAAGCATACAGGACGAAGCGATAGAAGCTAAGAGGGCAGCGGGTGGTAATGGTGAGTTGTACAAATTAGCCGAAAAAGTTAAGGCTGAAAAAATAAAAAACATACACAATGCTGTTGACATGTATTTTGGAAGTTATGGCTCTGAAACTTCAAGAGTTACAAGTGATTGGGCAACAAGTACATTAAGTGTTATGACCACGTTAGGTAACGTCAGCATGCTTACAAAAGTTACCTTAGACAGTGTTGGTGATTTAGTTCAGCCTTTTGTCAATAGTGGCTTTAGTTCTTCTATGAGAGGAAAAGCTCGTACCAATTCTAAAGAGTTAACAGACTTTGCAGAAAGTACAGGTTTTGCAAAAAGAGATGTACTGTCACAGGAGCTACGTGCTTTAGCGTTAGATAAAAGTACTGCTGGGTCTAAGACTCAAGATGCTATGGCCTCTGTTAATGACTTATTTTTTAGAGTGATTGGTCTAGGAAAACTAACTTCTTACGCTAGAAGGTTTGCCTACAACACAGGTATTGAAAATGCTTTTGAGATATCTCAAGAGGCCGCTGCCAAAGGGATGACTCAGACAGTCTTTAATAAGGCAAAAGCTTTAGGTCTTACTGATGACTATATACAAACTTTGCAAAAGTTTAAAAATGTAGATGAAGCGTTTGACGATGTAGAAGGTAAGAAAATACTAAACATAGCAGGTATTAAGGCTTCAGACAGAGATGCCCTGATACCTCAGATAGGTAACAGGTTAGGTTTTTCTCAGACTAAAGACCCCCTGATACGTTCTTTAGGTCAGTTCTTATCTTGGGCAC